GGCCCGTTTAACATTTCTTTTAATCTCGTGGTTGCCTTGCTACCGGCTTTATCCGGGTCTAAGGCAGTTATTACTTTTCTACATTTTAACCGCTTTAACTGGTCATATTGCATTTGAGTTCCTAATCCTAATAATGCAACTGCGGGTTTTCCATATACCCAACAGGTCAAGGCGTCTAATATGCCTTCACATATAATCACCTCTTTTACATCTTTTGGTAATTCATACAATCCATATACCGGCTTATCAACTCCTTCTGGATAGTGGAAGAATTTAATATCTACACTTCTTCTTGCTATAAATAATGTATTTCCTTCTTCATCTCTAACAGGGAAAGTTAAACATCTAAGTGTATTAGTTACATTTCCAAATTTATCTTTTAATTCAAAATGGTCATCATATCCAATATCAAATTGTTCTATTATCACATCTGTTAATTTCCTCTTATACATATAATCATGATAATATCTATAAGAATCTAATTCTTGCTCACTAATATATTTATTAAGATTATCTTTATTATTACCCCTTCGCAGGTCAAGTATTATATCTTTTCGATTTTCAATTGAAATAGTTAGGAAGTTTTTAATTAACCATTCTTTACCAAATGCCCCCTCATCATCTTTTCCGAAGCAATGACTTATCATTTGCTCTAATGAAGCGGTATACCCGCAGGTGAAGCAATGGACTGTCCCTGCGGGCACATCTTCTTGATTAATTGTCGAAATTCCACATGATGGTTTTCTCTCTTGACCGTCTGCATGTATAGGGCAATTAAATTGTATGTTTCTTGGACCTGGTTTGAATTCTGCAAATCTCTCAATTCCATTTAAAGCTAATTGTGTTTTAAGTTCATTCAGGACTTGCATCTCTTCTGCCAGTATTGGATTCTTGTTTATATAAAACAATTTAATTACCTCCTCTAGAATACATCTGTTCCATCTTGGAATGAATTCTTTATCTCATCTGCTTTTCTTTGTCTCATTTCTGGCTTTACTGCATCTTCTCCTGATGGAATATAATTGAATACACCTTTATCTATATCCCAATAATAGATAACTTTTCCACCGCTTGCTCCATCTCTATGCTTCTTGATTCCAATTTCTAATCCTGCTCCCGTTTGTCTTAAAGCTATTACTTTTGTAGCATTTTGAGCAATTCCATCTGAATCTCTAATATTTTCTAGTTCTGGAGTTCCATCTGAATCCTCATCTTTTACTCCACCTCTATTGGATTGCACGACTACTATTATTGGAATATTTAATTCAATACTCAAGGCTATTAAATCTTCACTAATATTAGTAAGGGATATTGTTTTATTATCTCCCTTTTTATATCTTTCATCCGTCATATAGGTTATACCATCAATACCTAGTATATCTAATTTATTGCTTTGTATAAAATGTTTTAATTTAGTGACTGTAACTTTCTTTTGAAAATCCAATGGTGTCGCCACTATGAAAGGATTTTCTTTGTTTTTCAATTCCTTGATATATTTTTCATAATCTGGTTCTTCCCTACCCCAAACTAAATTCCTATTTGAAAAGTTTTTAAATAGTGTATCAAATCGGTATCCAACTCTTGCTGGGCTCATCTCCGGACTTATATATCCAACTCTATTTCCTATTTGCCAAGCGTGAGATAATGTTTTAGCAAGTACCCATGATTTACCTTGACCTGTTCTTGCAAATAAAACAATTAATTCCTCTCCCTTTGCCCATCCATTTAAAATATCATCCAACTCTTCAAACCCTGTTGTTATGTACCAAGGGTTATCTGCATTCATTTTCTCTAAATAAATCTTATATCTTTCATCAGCTTGATTAATTATATCGGTTCCCTCAGTGGTGGCAGCTATTTCTAAATTAGGTAATTGTGAATGCAAATATTCAACTGCATCATTTGAATTATGTTTTAATAGCTCAGCTACCTTTTGAACAACCTCAACTGATTTATAATATAGATGCTCTTCATATAAAGTATCTAATAGGTATTTGTCTGTTTCTGTCACATCAACAAAACTGAATTCCTCAAACTGGGCAAGAAATGTAGCTTTATCTGGAACATTACCATATTTGTTAAAATGGTCTACTATAAAGTTAAATTCTGTTTCATACCCTACAAAATATTCTTCCGTTAATGCATTCTTATTTATTAATTGAATATCTCCAGTTTGAAGTACTTTATTAATTATTTGTAATGTAATCATTTTATGCCCCTCCTATCTGCTCCAATGAATCGAATAGAAGTACTATCATTCCAAACTCTACTTGCAAGTCTATTACCAAGTGCATCCCGCAATTCATCTTGATGTAAGTTTCCTGTGTAAATATTGGATAGCTGATTTAGCTTTCTTTGGTCAATGTATGTAAGTAGGTTAGCATGGTCAAAATCTCCGAGTTTTGTTGCGGCTATATCATCCCATATAACTAAGTCCACCGTCATGAGTCTACTCTTTAGTGTTTCGAAATCTTCATCCTTCCGACTTATTCCCTCTTTAATTTTTGTAAGAAACGTTGGAACATGTATGAAAATTCCTCTACATCTAAATCCATTACCTACCCATATATCATCAAAATACTTTTGTAAGAGCTTGATTGCCCAGGTAGTTTTTCCATTACCAAAGTTATCACTATAAATATAAATACTTTCACCATTTTTAACAAAGTTTAGAATATCATCTTTTATTTCTTTTAATGTGATGAAAGCTTGGACATCTTTTTTAGATGGCGTTAATAAAACGGCATATTGCCTATTTCTTGGTATTCCACTGTTTTGCATTAGATAATCCATTTCCATATATCTTATACAACCTGCATTACATTCAGGAGTCTCATACTTTCCACAGGCGCTGGTATACCAACATTTGTTTTTATCAAATATATACTCATACGTCATTAGTTCACCTCATCGCATATATGATTCTTCATAATCGCAATGGTTTTGTTATATCCATCCCTTCTGCGTCCAATCATTACAATAAATTCTTTAATATCTTCTTCATCTTCGGCTATCCAATACCCTCCACCTTCAGTTTCTTTTGAACATATTGGATATTCTATTCTAAGCTGTGCAATAATTTGTTTTAACCCTCTAAGTTTTAATCCGGTGAATCTCATTAGGTCTTTACTTGTTATAGCATTTTTTCTGTTATTCGGTATTAAATTTAAAACTTGCTCTTTTACTGCGCTCTTCATTAGTGTTTCCTCCTTTAATTTTATCTTCCTATATATTATATAGAAAATATGCTCATTTTATAAA